TCCAGACCAATCACCACCCCACTCAAATCCAAGAGACTTCGCTTTTGCCACGAATTTTTTGCCTTTGTCTGAACGATAAGCGCCCCAATCAACCGTTTTACCTTTCGCCATAACGAAATCTAGTGCTTGTCCTACTAAATGATAAGAGCGCATTGTTTGACTCGCTCCGCTGTTAACATTTGCGGCTTGTTGTTCTTTCGTTCTAATTGTTTCGTAGATTAATACTTCAATTCCGTTGTTCTCGGACCAATCTAGCAACTTTCTTGCCGCCGCTTTTGTGTTATCCGCTAATTTATTTACATTCGCTAAACTTCTACTATAATAATAACTTGTCATTTTTTATTCATCCTCTCCTTTTTTATTTTTATTCAAAACTAACTCACTGTCACTTGTTCCTTGTGTCGTTGGGTCATTTACTACGCCCAGAACTCCTAGTAATAGGAATACTGAATTAACAAAATCCAATGCTTGCTTGTTGATTGTATCGACAGGTATCGTCACTCCAAACCATCCTAGCAACTGCTGCGCTAGCACTAGAATTAGCGGGATAACCGACACCCAAAAGACCTTCGATTTCATTCTTACTTTCCAATTGACTTTCATCATTCTTCCTCCTTCTTATCTTTTTTTTCTGCTATATATTTCCAGATAGCTTTATCCTCACGCTTGAGTAACGCAATTTCTTTATCATGATTATTTTGCTTTTCTCGTAAACTCATACGATCTTTCTTGCTTTCGGACATTTCTTCACGTAAGCTATTTAAAGTTATGTCCAACGAATCAATCATGTTTCGCAAAGGAGCTATTAATGCCCACCGGATAACAAATCCCACAATCCCTGCTATAAGAGTGACTAAAGCTATCAACTCGCCTACACTCATTCCTGCTATTGAAATACTGCCTAATACCAATTTTCATCATCTCCTCATTGTCACTCCATAAAAAATAAGCCTTGCTCGGCTTTAATCTAAAACATAAAATAATTGATTTAACGCAAAATAAGTAACGCTAGTGTCGACGGGCATAAAACTCATTGCATTGGCGGAAGACGCATGTACTCGACCACCAGTCGATTTGCTCGTTGGCGCGTAAGCCATCGCCGTTCTTGTTGTCTGTATCTCAAGAGGCACAGAAGCAAAAGCGTTAGCTGATGCCCATGCGGTTGATTTTTGAACTTGACCACGGAAAAACACAATTCTAATTCCAAAAATGCATAAAGTCATATATTGAGGTGTATTAAATTCGGCTGTAGAATATCCTGCGTTAAGCGGTAAATCTTTCCAACTTGTGTTATAAAACGAATCTGCATTTACAGATAAAGTTGTTTGTCCCTCCTTAGAGAAATCTAACGAATCACCGCGTAGCATTGCCTCTTTTAGTTCTCCGGAAACATTATGATCCATCAGTTGCTGTGCTACTTTCACACCACCGAGTGTTGTAACATCACTTTTTAAAATAGTAGAGCCGGCACCAGTTGGCAGTACTGTAGCAGCATTAAAGCCATCGTCATTCATCGTGACCGTCCCAGTAAACAAATTGCCTTCATCATCACGATAATTAATATTGTGAATAAATTCAGCACCTGTGATACTCCCACTCTCTACATCACCTAATTTCGCAGTAATCGCTGATAACTCCCCGACTTTTAAAGCGTTATAATCCAGAGGTATTTCTTTCCAAATTATCCCATCCCACTTAAAAACACCTGTTATAGTATTCTCAACCTCATCTATCTTGAACCATGTATCGTTTATCTTTGGAATAGCTGGCGGTAGCTCACCATAAAAAGGTTTATTGTTATCACCAGCTTTCATTAACGCGTCATTAGCTGTATCTATTGCTGTGACAGCGGAATCTTTAGCATCATTTGCTACTTGTTTTGCATCTGTTGCATTTGTATTTGCATCATTTGCTACACTTTCGGCACTACTAGCGATTTGCTGTGCTGTTTCAGCCTTATTACTTGCGATTGACGCAACTTTATTAGCATTTGTTGATACTTTCGCGTTTTCCCTCAATTGATTTATAATCGCAGGTGTAGCCGAATTAATATCAATAAAATCACCAACTACACAAGTGCTTTTTGACATATCGCTATAACAAATATTTAACTCAATAACCCTTGCTTGTACTGTAATTGGAGGACTCATTTCTAAATCTACAATTCTTACAAAACTTCCTTTTCTTATTCGATGTGCTTCAAAACCATAGACTTGTTCTAACATTAAAATATTTGCTTCATATTGATATGCTGGTGATGACAACTTTCTAAGTTCTAAAGTACCCCATTGTTTCAACGCTGCCGCATTTGTTATATTTTCATTTACAATCTTAGTCATTAAGTAACCTGTTCCGCTTGGATTGTATTGCTCATTTGCTTCATCATTATAGATATAATTCAATCCTCCATTAACAGAAGAAATGTTTAATTGTGTCCCATCAGCTTGCGTTGCGCCAAGGGGTATAAGAGCAGTCTTAATGTTCGTAAATAATACTTTCCTCGTTATTCCTTTAATGCCTGTACCGCTCTCAATTCGAACACCTTCATTATCCCCAAACTGTTTCGCGACTTTACAATAATAGCCAACTATCCTTCCCTGAAATGTTTTTACATAAAATTTAACTTCACAATCAAAAGCAGTACAAATTTGGTGTAGAGCTTCTTGAGCTGTTATATATCCTGAGAACTCCAAATTTGCAACTGCCCCTACATTTTCTGTATCTTGAGGAATCCATCCACTCCCGCCAAGCACATATGTTAAAGCGGGACCAATATTACTATTGGAAAAAGCGCGATCTGTCACAATTACATTATTCAAATCAAAGATAAAAACATTTTCGCAAAAGATTCTTTTTTGAGGTTTCGAACTATTGTCATCTCTGATGTCTTGCACTTCAATAATTTTGAATAACAATGAATCATCGTCTAAGTCTTGAAGCATTACATAATTTCCACCTGTTAAATATTTTGAACTTTCGTCATCTGTCGAAACAGAAAACTCATAAGTTGAATCAAAATCTATAACTTTCTCGGTGTGTGAATCATTAAAATAATGAGTTCCATTTGTTGAATCAACGGATATAGATTTTACAATTTCTTTATTTTCATCTAATATCAATAACATTTAAACACTCCTTTAAAAAGTTCTTGGCCTAACATATACTGTCCAATCTGCCGCTTCAAACGGAGATACATTTAATACTTCTGTTGTACCGCCAAATAACTTAAAAAAATGACTTCCTATTGCTAGATTCTGCATAAAAGGAATGCCATTTTTATAAATTGTTTCTGTTTCAAAATCAAACATTAATTCGTCAGATGCATGCGCTATAACTTGCGGAGCGGTATTTGCAACAATATTTAATTTTTCAACAAGTGTATCTGTGAAAAACAAATCGCGGTTAGGGTCATGTGTGCCTGATGCCGCAGCGTATATATTTAATTGAGCTAATTTTTTTGTGTATTTATTAGCGGTATCTACAAATACCTTTTTCTTCGTCCAGACAGGCTTTATATTACTATCTAGTTTGATAATTTCAGCGGTAAATTGATTCCCTATTTTAGTTAAAATAAAGTAACCATAAAAATCTCTGTATTCATTATATGCACCTGTTTGTACCTTCTCTGTCACTGTTTTATATTTTCCGTTAACTTTTTTTCTAGTTGATACTGTTTTGTATGTTTTAGTAACTTTCCCTGCCTCATTAAACAAATCTTTTTCAGGATAATTAGCAACATTTTGATCGCCAATAGATATTTTAACAATATTGACTTCGGTATTTGCGGCATTATCTTTTATTTGAAACGTTGCAATTTTTGCTCCTTTTTCATCAACAAGATACACTTCTAATTTACCTTGTTGCTTTTGTGCCGATGCTATGTTTTGAAGGCGCATTCTTACACGCCAGTTATCCTGCGCTTGGGGAAGAACTACTTTACTCATTGGTCCATGCCACTGTGCGCCAACACCATAATCAGATGCTCGAAATACATTTGCGGTTGAAGTGAAAATCCCATCAATAATCCCGTTATTTGCGTCTAATTGAAATGTCAAATCTGACTGTTGCATAGGTGTCCATGTAGCTAATACATTCATTGGATCGTTTAAAATTATTTCCGATGGTTTAACTGGAGTTTCTCCAGAATCTGGATCAACTCCTTCGCCAATGTATAAGTAATCCTCTTTATTCGATACAGCTATATAAGTGACATCCTGTTTTATAACTGCTCCAATTACAGGGCTGGTAGGTTGTGAACCGTGCACTGGTAATTTGTTACTTTCGCTAGTTAGCTCAAATTCTTCTTGTTCATAATAAATATATGGGTCTGAACAAACAAAATTCAGCGTTGCCCGTCCGTTATATAAAAGCCTATCTAAGTCTGTAGATCCTTCAAATCGACCATAATACGTCTTTTCAGGCGCATCATCAATTACCAAAGAGCGTTCTTCTGCATCTACCTGCATCAACCAATCAGCGACAGATGTAGCCCTCTCGCTCAATTCTTTAAGGCTATCTCCAATAATTTGTATTTCTAATTGTATCCCTCGTTGACCAACATTTGGTCCAAAATAAAAAGCGCCAATACGACCACTGACGCTTTCCGTATTACCTTCGTTTTGTGGGAACAATGGTGGTTTAATGTCAATTATTTCCACATGCTTATCAAATGAATGAATACCTTTATATGTGAATCCTAAACTCATAAAATCACCCCTTGTGCTCGATTAGTTCTAATAATACGGTTGTTTTGAATTTCTGTTATAAAATCTACCGTTTCCTCCGCCACCAGACGACCATCTAACATTGTTTTATTAACAATTTGAATTGGTTGTACTGTAACTGGGTTTCCGCTTCCTTGCGTTGCTATAGAAGCCCCTGAGTAAGCCGTAATTTCTTTTGTGTTCGGGGTAACTGGGACTGAAATAGCAGGTGATAGACTTGTTAAATGTTTTTGCATTTTATGAGCCGCCAAATCTATAGTATTTAGATTCTTAAGCATTCCGACTCCAATTCCCGCTGGCACTTGTTCACCAACTTCATCGCTCATTAGTCGAGAAGGCGAGTGGATTTTCAGTCTTTTCTTGATTGTCGATTCAATTGTTTTAGCTAGTTGATCCGCTTGTTTCTCTAGTGGACCGTTCATTTGCTTGAACCCTTGAATAATCCCCGCTACGGTCTGTACACCAAGTTTAGAGCCAGCAGTGCGATATTCTTTTGCTTTATCGAGTTCTTTCAGCCAAGAGGCGTTCGCATTTGCCAAATCTTTTTTAGCTTTATCGTTCGCCGCCTTGACAGCTTTATCCATCGCCACTTTATCATTTGCAGAAGCGTCTAAGCCCAGCTTATTTGCATTAGCATGTTTTTTACTCCACTCAGCTTGATATTGTTTCAATTGTGTATCAGACATGCCCGCAATTGCTTTAGCTTGTCCTGTTGCGCTTACACCCATGTTGCGTATCTCGTCTATAAGACCTTTACTAAGACCGCGTTTTTTCATTTTATCAAGTTGCGACATAAAATCTTTTTGTTGGGCTGTTTGTGATTTAAGGTTTTTTGTTAATTCGCTACCACTTGACTTCTCTGTAACAGCGGCATCAAATAGTCCAGTCTGATTATATGCGGCTTCTTGATTTGATTTAAGAGCATCCTTATATGTCTTTTTCGCTTCATTAATAGAATCCTTAGCCGTTTTATTTATTTTAGCAACATTATCATAATATTTTTGTGTGCTACTTTTTATTGATTTATTTAGTTTAGTTTTTTGTGTATTAATTTCTTTGTTTGCTCCAGCAATATTTAATTTGATTTGTCTTGTTTGTGCCGCATTTAAGCGATATTGCTTATTAATTTGTTTTAATTTATTAATGTACGATTGTGCGCTAATTGCGCCTGTTTTGTAATCTACTTGCACATTTGATATTTTATTACTTACATTTTTCGCATAGCTTGTTTTAGTCCCTTTAGCATAACGAGGCACATTACTCAAAGCTTTAGCTGTTTTATCTCCTCGCAATACTTCAGTACCGCGTGGTAAATCAAGAAGAACATTGCGTCCCTTTGGAACAAAGCTTTTTCCGTCAGGTGTAGTAATCATTTCTTCGTAGTTGCTCCCTTTAGCATCATTTACTAGAGCTGGTCCGCCACTATGATTATTTGTACCTTTAGCATAACCCACCTCTTGAATCCCACTAGGACTTTTACCGTTCGTTTTATATGCAATAGAAATTACTTTTTGATTCTTCATGTTGAGCATATCTCGCCACGAATTTATAGCATTGTCAATAGCGTTTTTCGTAGCCTCTGCGTTAGAATTAATAACTAAATCTTTTCTATGGACAGCTATGTTGTTATAGTCATCTACCGTTCTACTACCTCTATCAATTTTTGATAACAGGTCTCTGTTGTTTGCAAAAAGAGTCTTAAGATTCACTTCTTGTCCGTTATATTGAATAATAACATCTTTACCGCTCTGTATTTTTTTTCTTACATCAAAGTCGTTTGCTAAGAGCGTTTTTAAATCTACATTCGTTCCGTTATAGCTAACTAACATCCCTTTAGAAGAATTCATTTTCTTTATTACATCTGAATTATCAACTACTAAAGTTTTCATTGATGGAGGTAAGTTGTCCCACACACCCATGTCTTGTAGAGCTTTTTGTAGCGCAAGGCTAGTATCTGCATTCGCAATCATACTTTTTTGTTCAGGCTTCAATTTATCCCAAATACCTAAATCTGACAGCGCGTTAGCTACATGTATAGAGTCCTCGTAACTGACAATTAATTTCTTTTCGTTGAAAGTCATCTTATCCCAACGACCACTTTCAATAGTTGCAGTTGCAATTGTTTTCTTAGCATCTGTGGTTAATTTTGCTTCTTTCATGATGAATTTCAGATTATTCCAACCTTCATTAGACTTGGCTGCATCCAAAACAACTTGATTTAAATTTGTTTTTACTTCCCCAGTTTTAGGGTCTAAAACTAAATCGCTCCAAGCTAAATCCGCTTTACTTGCGCCATCACCAATTAACTTACTAGCATCATTAACCTCGCCTGCAGCTTCTTGTACATTACGAGTGAATTCGTCATAACTTAAACCCATTTCATCTAATGCATGTTTTATGTTCTTTTGAGCTACATCGCTACTTACACCTAATTTGTCATATAGTTGTTCTTGCGTTTTAATCCATGCAGTAACACTTGAACGCACTGTACTATCGCGTTCCCTATCCATCTGATTTATAGAATCGTTATAGGATTTTTTATCAATCAGTCCATCATCATATGCTTTTTTTAGCTCTTTCTTTTGCTTACTTGTTGAGTCAATTGTTTTTTTGGTTATTTTGTTTAAGTAATCCGATTGTTCGACAAGCGCATCTTGGTTAAGAGACTCAACTTCACCATTCATCGCTTTAATAATTTGCTTTTTCTTGCTTTCGTTTAATCCCAAGCTCTCTACTTGTTCAATTTGCATCGCTTTATATATATTATTAACTGTTTTGGATTCCTCAGATGTTAAGTTTCTGTGTTTATCAGCAGCCGATTTATAGATATCTTCAATTTCTTTATATTGAGCATTAACATTCGCTTTACGTTCATTAGCTCTTTTCTCAGAGTCTTTCATTGAATTGTCTAAGATAGCTTGAACAGCAGGAGAAAATTCTTCATATGACTCTTTAAAACCATTTAACGCATCATCTGTGTTTTTCTTTATTTCATCTGCCATGTTTTTAAATGCAGTTACTACACGCTCGCTGTCATCTGTCGCACCTGTTGCAAAGGTATCTAGTGCTAGCTTACCCTCTGATGCAAATTCATTGAATTTCCCCATAGACTTATCTGCCTCGGCGCCAATATCATAACCCCACGTTTTCACACGTTCTTTACTCTCTTCAATTTTACTTATATGTTTATCCAACGCATAGATTCCTGCGCCAAGTAAAGCCGCGCCTGCTAAACCAATGACAGCTGGCAACGCTCCAAACGATCCCGCTAATCCTGCCGCTGCCAAACTAGTTCCTTCTACCGCAGTTGTAGTAGCACCAAATCCAGCTGCCAAAGAAGTTAATTTACTCCCTAAACCTAAAATCTTACCTAAGCCCGCGAATCCTTTTATTAATCCACCAGTCATTGATACTAGTTTCTCGCCAATCATCAGCACAGGGCCAGTTGCTGCTATAATCCCAGCCCATTTTATGATATTTTGTTGTTGTTCTCCTGATAAGTCGTTGAACTTATCAATCATTTTGTTAGCCCACTCGATGACAGGAGTGAGGGCGGGCATTAATTTTTGTCCTACATTCTGTTCTAACACCTCAAGCGAAGCTTTGAATTGATCCACACCAAATTTACCAGCTTTTCGCATATTATCAGCGACTTGCTTAGTGTATCCGTTTGCCTCATCAGCGCCCTTAGAATATTTACGTAGAGAATCGCCTCCCGCTTCTAAAAGCGTATTAACAGCCGATAGAGGTTCACGTCCGAAAATCATTGTTAAGAAAGAGTTTTTCTGTGTTCTCGTCATTTTTTTTGTTTTATCATTAATATCATCCAGCAAAGTTGGCAAAGTTTTCATGTTGCCGTTGTTATCTTCAATTTTTAACCCAACTGCCGCCATTGCTTCTGCAGCTGATTTTGAAGGTTTAAGTAAACTTGTAAGCATCCCACGTAAACCAGTACCAGCCTTTTGCCCTTCAATGCCGCGGTTAGAAAGCAAACCAACAGCTGCTGCTGTATCTGTAAGTGAATATCCTAGCGAATGCGAAATAGGACCGACATAGTTCATTGCTGTTCCCATATCAGAGAATCCAGCCGCTGTTTTATCAGCTACGTAGGTTAGCACGTCAGCAACTTTGTTTGTGTATTCCATCTGCTTATTTGTGTCTTTAGAAATCATTCCAAATTGTTCTAATGTTGATGTTGTAACAGACATTACTGTTTCGAAATCATCGCCAGATGCACGAGCAGCATTAAAAATCGCAGGCATAGACGCCATTGTTTGATTAATATCATAACCTTTTTTAACCATTTCTTTCATACCAAGCATAGTTTGCTCAGAAGCTACCCCATACTTAACACTAGCTTTCTGTGCATAATCAAAAACTTGTGTATAACGATCACCAAACTCTTTCGCCGATTCACCAGATTCGCGCAATAAAGAGTTAACTTCTGTCACTTCATTATCAAAATCCAGATATGCTTTTGTTGATTTAATCATTCCTGCTACAATTGGCGCCGTAAATCCAACGGTCATCGCAGTTCCAGCTTTTTTTAACTTTTGAGCAGATTTTTCAAGCATATTCCCGAATTGTTCAACTTTGACGACAGATGAATCTAGACCTTTAACATTAATGTTTTTCTTATTGATTTTGTCGATATTGTCAGATGCTTTTTGCCCTTTCTTCGCAAAATTATCCATATCCTTATCGATTTTGTTCATCTGGCTTTTATAGCCATTTTCGCGTATTTTTATATCGTAATAAATTTCTCCCGCTTTACTCATGTTTTCACCCCTCTTTCAGCTTGCTATTAGCTCTCAAAGCTTTTTCTAATCCTTCCTCATTAGAAGCAGCGTCCTCAAAATATCCTCTTTTTAACATGATTCGATTTTGCTTTATTTTTTCTTTCAGCAAATGTTTTGGCACTTTGCTTCGTTCAGTCATTCGAATTTCAAGAGTTGTCATAAATGGCGTTTCCCCACCTAAATTCATTAGATATGTCCGGAATTCTGAAAAAGTCATATTTGACAATTCTTTGCGCAATCTGATGCCGTAATAAGACAAAAAAGAAGACTCGATTAAATCAAAGTCTTCAACTATTCCGTAATACTGTTTTCCTGTGACTTCCCCTCGTCACTTTCCTCGCTCATATCGCTTTCAAATAATTTAGCTATAATGTATTCAATAAGCACCTCGTAGACTTTAGTTGGCAATGTTTTAGAATTGATTTCTTCTCTGTCTTCTTTGCTGAAAAAAATAGCAAAAATATCATCGTTCGTTGCTACAATTCCATCTGTGATAGTCATTAACAGTTCATGCATGTTTTCATTATCTGGTATTGTGTGTTCGTCATCACTTTCATCAGCTTTCAGTTTCGGCGCAAGAACTTGTCCTAAAATTTTAGGTGCTTCATCCAAAAGCGCACTGTACTTAATGTGTGCTTGTGCCGATATATCCGCATAATACATTTTTCCGTTAATTTCCAAAGGAAGTTTTACTTCATTCTCGTTAAAATTAAATGATTTCATTTTTGTCCTCCAAATTAGTAAAAGCCCTCACTTGGAGGGCTTCATATTTTGTTTATTAGGCAGGTGTTACAGAAACAGAAACTTCATTTTTAACCGATGGTTTTACTGTTGATGCAACTGTGATTTTAATTGCAGTTACTGTTGTAGCAACGCCTGTCACAACACCATCACTATCTACGGTTGCTTTTGCTTCATCAGATGAAGTGAAAGTTACATCTTGCGGAGCACCAGATGGCAATACGCCTGCTGTGATATTAACAGTTTCTCCTACTTTTACTGTTTTAGAGGCGCTATCTACCGTTACGCTTGTTGGCTCAATGGTAAGCGCCGGCGTAAAAACCGGCGTACCATTTGAATTCTGTGTGGCAGAAAATGAACCAATATCGTTCGCACCACCACCACCGAAATCATTAATCCCGATTGGTCCAGTGATTTCATACTTAGAGCCTGCTGGGAATTTAACTACAATTGTTTTTTCAGCTTCAGACCCAACTTTATCCCAAGTTTCACGTAATTCATTTTGTCCTGGATCTGATTCATTGTATTTCCCGTCCAAACCTAACTCCATAGCAGCACCTGTTTTTACTGCACGTTCAAATACCTCGCCAATTGTTGTATATTGTTCTACGTTTGAGTTCAGCGAAATGTCCAATGTTTCTAGATCCTTAATTGCAACACCATCTCCACTTTGCCCTGAATCCTTAACCGAAATTTCTAATTGTTTTACTGCATAAGTTGCCATTAACTTACATCTCCTTTTCAAATAATATTGTTAATTGATAAATCAAGCGGCCGTCATCGTCATAATCAACTTGCCCCCCGCTTGATACATCTGTAGCTACTATCTTCTGATTTTGAATGTTAAGCTCAGAAGGGTTTGTTACAAGAAAGTAGTTACGTAATAAATCGTATGTTCGTTTGCATTGAATTGTGTTTTTGTCATAAATTAAAAAGCCGATGCTCTCACGAACACGACTTTGCGTTTGTACTTGCTTGTTTTGAAATGTCGGTGCTTCATTAACTACTACCATTGAATCAAGCCCCGTTTGTTTAATGAATCCAAGTGTTTTTATAGCTGGGAATGTTTTTTTGAAATGTGCTACCAAATCTTCAATCATAAACGCATCCCGCCCTCTACAATTTGGTTAATACTCTGAATTCCATAACTTACAGCCATTTCGTACCAACGTGGATTCCGACGATTTTCATAATATTGTCTGCGGGCATAAGGAGTTAAACTAAACACTCTAGCTACAATTGAATTTTTTTGGATGATAATTTTAAAATACGAACTTCGTCGTAAGTCTCCATACAAAATCGGAGTAACAGGCTGTGCTAATTCAACCAATTCTCCCCCAGCCTTTGCAGCCGTTGACAAAGCTTTATTATGAATATCATCTATGACTGCATCTTTAAAACTACTAAAGCTCATGCTCTGTCACCTCTCCTACAACAATTTCGAAATGGTGAATACTTCCATCAGGATTTGGCGGGAAAGATACGCTCTGGACCTCACCTTTAATTAAACAATAGTCAGGAATTACAAAAGATACATTGTCTCCTTCACTCACAACAAAATTTAATTTGTTACAAAATAAATTAACAATATATCTTATGTTTAACCCTTCCTCTGTTTTATTTACGAGCTTTTCAAACTCATACCGAAACATTGATTTATTAATTGCGTCTGGCAAAAGATTTCCAAAGTCATCGTGCCCACTATTACTAGTTATAGTAACTTCTGTGTTTAGGATAGCTTCTGGAATAGGTGGTAATTGAAAGCTCATTAACAGCCACCTACTCCCGCATAAAGCCAGCCACTGGATAAAAGCAAATCCATCACTTTGTCTGGAACGTCAGGTATAAAGTTGTTCGAGTTTTGTGATTGACCACCCATAGTTAATTTACCTAGTGTAAAGTTACCAATGCCAATAAACTCACCATATTTCTTGATGTGTTCACACTGCCATGCAACAGCTTGCTTAATATCATCATCTACATTGTCAAGGTCTACGATATTAGGCATAATTTGCTTGTCAATTGCTACAGAAGCGGCTTTTATTAAATTATCTGCTTCTGTTGGTTCGATACTTAAGTTTGTTAGACTAGCTAACTCACTTGCTGTAATATACGTTTTCATTTACTCACCCTCTTTATTTTTGGGCTCCTTTTTACTCTTGGACGGTTCTTTTTCTGGTTCTTTATACTCGAACTCTTCAAAACCATCAATTTTCAATTGATTGATTAATACAACATCGTCTGTATTGTAAACGACATTTTCTTTTTTTAATTGCATTTCCCTAACCTCCTTCTCCTTAGACTTCTGTAGAAGCGATTAAGCCATCTTTTTGTTGGTCCAACACAAAAATGTCGTGGTATACACGATATTGATACAACCAGCCATCACCTTGTCCTACAGAGCCAGGTGCGTGCAAATAGATAGAAGCGTGTTTTGCGCCGCCAACAACAGTACCTTTATTTACAAGCAAGAAATTCAGTTTCTTAGCACCTGCAGCTGGTTTGTAACCATCTGTAAAATCAAAAGTATCATAGAAACGATCTTCCGCTTCTACCTCAACAATACGTGTACCATCAATAGCCGTAATACGCGTTTCGATGGATGAAGGACCAATGTTTTGCACATTAATAGCTCGAACAAAATCATCACTAAGTTCTAATGCTGCCATAACATCTGGCGAAACATACATAACAAGATTCTGAGTTCCGTATTTCTTCACTTTTCGAATTGCCGCTTTTAATTTTGTGAACACATTATCTTTAGTGATTTCTTCCGCAACCGAATTACTATTTGTTTTCGCTGCTGTTGCTAACTTAGAAAATCTATAAGCGTCCATTTCTGGTCCAGCATGCCGAGAATTAAACTCTTTAGTAACATTCGCAGCAGAAAGCGCTTGACCTGTTTCGTCCACATCCATAACATCTACAAAGAATTCTACATCACGATCAAAATCAATCGTATAAGATTTATTTGTGTTTGAAGCAGAACCTTCGTTATATCCTTTATTTCTTGTATGTGCTTTAAGTCCTGTTGTTGTGATAGTTTGAATCTTAAACGTTTTTGCATCTAACCATAAAAGGTTAGGTGTTTCTAATTCATTTGTGTAAGTGCCAAAGACTAACTTCTGGTCGAGCTCCTTACCGTACTTGTCTACATAGTTAATAGCCATTTTGCTATCTCTCCTTTTCTAATTATGAATTTAATGCTTGAATGAATGGGTCTGTAGCACTTGGCTCACTTGCATTGCCTAGTCCTGCTCCGATTGGTGGAGGCGTGTCACCATCATCAGATTTTGCAATCCATTCCGGATATTGCTCTGCGAATTTCGCTAAGTTGTCGTCATTTCGCTCTTCATCCCCAAAAAGCTTCGTAAACGCTTCGTAACGTTCTTCTTTTACGCCGCTTTCTTTTAACTTACTGTGCCACTCTGCCGTTTGTTCTTTCTGAACATATTCATCCAGCTTTGATAGTGCCTCGTCTTTCTCTTTTTGAAGTTTTTTCAATGCCTTTTCAGATGAATCATGTTCGCCCGCTTGATCGTTAAGCTGATTAATTTGGTCGTTTAACTTCGTGATTTCTTCCTCATGCGCGCTTTTGATGGTTTCAATCTCTCCATTAAATTTCTTTTTTTCAGCAGCTAAGCGATTCTTTACAATTTCATCCAGTTCTGCTTGGGTAAAATTCTTATCGTCCTTACCTTCAGCAAAATGTTGGATGTCAAACTTACGCTGTAAATAATTCTTCATATTTCCTCCTTTTTAAGCTCTGAGTGAGCCATCCCTGTCTATTAGTTGCCGGCAGGTAGGCAAGATTTTTATATCAAGCCAAACAAAAAAAGCGTTCATTTAGACGCTTTTATAAATTCTCTATCCAATTCTCTCTCTAAGAATCGATTGTTATTCAAATGGTCTTGCAAAGCTTCTTCCCATTGCCTTACTTTCCCAGCTGTATATTGTTTAGAAGGACCTTCTGCAAGTATATCTTTTGTTTTCCAATCGCGAATGCCGCGCTCGTAGTACCGTTGCTTACTTTGCGCTTCGTATTCTTCTTCATCATATGGGATAGGCTCGTCTGTTTCGTCACCTTCGAAATACGAATATAAAAAATGGTGGCAATTTGGATGAAACAAGCCATCGTTTTCCGCTTCTTGTAATGTTTTATATTCATTGCTTTCGTAGTTAACTGATAGCACTTCTCCTTGCCAAGGAGCACAACGCGGACAACTTCTCACGTGAGCTGACACTTGAACTAATTCGTGCTCATATCTTCCAAGAACGCGTTTCATGGCATTTAAACCAACATTAAAAAAAGCACCTCTTGAAGCCATTTCCATGTAAGCTCCTGGTCGGTACTTTCTTCCAGACTGATCTATAACATTTCTTATCCCATCACCTAAAACATTAATAAGTGATGTTGCGATAGCATATTTTAAAACTCCATTGCTATCTTTTGTTTCCTTAACCACTTGTTTGTACTTGGAGGGCGCGATTTTTTGCCAATAATTAGCCATATCTTCCGAAATTTGGATAAGTGCATCACTTTCAGATAAATAGTCGTCATTTTGTATATCAACCTCTTTCTTAGTTTGATACCTGGCTTCCATTTCGCCCTCGTATTCGTTCACACAGTCAAGATAAACGCGATAGGTTAGTTTATCTATTTTATTTCTCGTTTCGTCTTTGAAAAGACTTATATGTGCTTTCAATTCTCTTTTAAACTTTATCAAACGCGACTGCTGAATGAATTTCCATTTTGTTGGATTCTTAGCGCCATGCATGACATGCTTCTTTACCAGCAAAAGCAACTCTATTTCAGCATTATTAAAGTGGTTTCGTAAGATAGATGCTTCTTTTTCGAAATCCACTGGTGCATGGTGATGACTCATCTAATCACCCACCTTTCGTTTCAATTCCCCCAATTGCTTCTGGGTCCGGAAGCTCTCCAATCGAGTTTTCTAAATAGATACGTTTTACTTCCGTTTGAACCTCTTCATCTTCCCATTTTGGGTGGATTAATTTCACCTTTTCTTCTACACTCATCGCTAATGCGCTGTTCATATTGTTTAAAGTACTAGAAAGTTCATTCAAATTAACCGTCATTGGGTCCGGAAACTCAATTATTACCCTGATTTCATCACGCATTATTGCTTTTTCTTTATTTTTAGCACCACTAGTTAACAAATATAGATAGTCCCACAACATTTGCTCATAAACATTTTGAATAAGGCGTTTTTTCTTCTCGATTTTACGCACTGTCGCATCCTGCAAACTCCAAATTTCGGTCGCTTTCACTTCTCGGTTTCCTAAGTTGAAAGTAGCAGGATTGTAACCAGATTTCGAAACAGCTTTCTGAGCAAAATATTCCATCGTTTCGCGATAACTGCCGTCTCGGAAGTCTCCTTGCATGAATTGAATCATGTCATTTAACTTCGCGCCAGCATCTAACGTTCCTTTGAACTGCATAAAGTAGTCTTCATCTACATTCATGGACCATTCTTCTTTATCTGTGCTCTTATTAACTTTTTTCCTAAACATTCGTTCGCTAGCCGCTATTTTTGTTTTTGTTTTCTCTCCTTCGCGCATATAAACAGTGAAAAAGTAATCTACGGCAAATAAATAATTGGTACATTGCGATAAGTCAGATTCCCCAAGATTAAGATGTGGGTATCTAGTATTGCTTGGGCTATTATTTATTAAATACGCGCCCATACTCTTTAAACCAATTGATACAGAATGATTCAATTGAATATTATTTGTGTACAGATAGCTTGTAATCTGTTCTGGTAGTCTCTCCGCACCCATAGGAGTAGTTTTATCGCCATCAATTTTAATAACAGAATATGTTACAAAACCTCCAGATAATTTTTTCCCTTCCTTGTCCCATTGTTTTATTTCTCTGCTTTCAACTAAATAATAAATATCTGCTTTATTACTTGTGGGTATTTCCTCAAAGAAATTAAAACGAAATGGCTCATTGTTTTTAAAATCTATCCAAAATTGGCTAGAGCTATGAACGCTAATAGATGGTCGCCCATTTAAAATGTTAATCTTTACAGCGGATACTCCGCTCCCCCCTGCTAATTCAACAATTTTCACGCTCTTACTATCAAAATTATCAATCCGTAATGCTTCTTTCAGTTGCTTTGTTAAGTTTTCATCCTTACTGCCATTAACCCCTGTTACATCAATACTTAAAGGCTTTCCAGATATATACTCAGCCGCAACAACAACTATCTCATTTCCTGTTCCGGAATTCATTAACTTATCGTGTACTGTTGGCACATATCCTTGAGCCCACAACGAAGTTAAATAGGAGTCTTTGCTCCATTCTTTTTGATTATCTGGAATAAGCGGCAGATATTTTGGTATTAACTCCGGTTCGCTTCCATTAGGTTTTCCATTTAGCCAACCTTTAATAAAGCGCGTCATTACACTCCAAACACCCATCTAATCACTCCTTTCTATATATCTTCATAATTCCTATAAAAGTAGTTTGTAGCATATCTGCTTGTATCCATCGCGTGATTATTCTTGTCAACTGGTTTCCCGCTGTTTTCGTCGCGCACATACATACCAATTTCTTGTAGCCAGCTGTAATGGTCATATTGATCGTTAGGTTGTTCAACAAGTAAATAACGCCTTTCACTTAGCAACGACTGCATTCGCTCAATACCAACTTCGATACCTTGCGCCTTACCTGTCACGTCGTGCGCATTGTTGTCTGCTCCTGCTGTATCAACACCAACCTTTTCCAGTTCTTCACGTAGCCAGCGACAGGCAGGGTCAATAAAAACAGGCTCATTTACTGGTACTTCATACTCTTTCATACACCATTGGATAAATTGTTTTATCTCAATGGCATAAGTTGAACCAGCTTTTACTTCTCCTGTATCCCTACCGCTATGATAATAGGATGCAACTTTATTCAATTTGTATTTATAATGCCTGTCTGCCTCATGCTCTGTAATTACATAGCACTCACAAACAGTAGCATCTTGTTGTCCTCCATCACCAAAAAAGACCATCTCAATTGGACGACCTTCTAATTTGGTTATTTGGTTTTCCTGCATATCAAATGTTTCGTAAATAATACCTTTTGGCAAAACTCGTTTACCATACCAGTCACGTTGCAAAAGGTAAGAAGAGAACTTTAATTCGTTATATAGTTCGTTTCTTCTCTCTTCGTCAAGTATAGGATTATCAAATGGTGTCCAATGACGCCATTTGTAACGTCCTGTTTTTTCGTAACGATCAAATACTTCTGTTAATACTGGATGGCTTGGAGCGGGAGGATTTAATTCCGCTAAATGGAATCTATCTTTTGCTGCATAAGTTCTCCGGAAACACTCTTTTACAAAATCCATGTGTAGTAAGTTGATTTCCAAAAATGTTACAGAGCCAAGCGACATACCTGTGATAGCACCAACACTGTTTACCTTACCTCCACCTTTGTAGTAAATCTTTTTCTTTCCATTGGGAGCATGTAAAAGTAAGTGGTCTCCGTGTTCATCGTGCTTCATTTCTGCGAGGTTTCCGTAAATATGAATTAAACCTAAACCATCACCATCCATAAATAATCGAAAGGCTTGTTCTTGGTTATACGCTGTAACTAAATGGTTCATATCCCTAGATTTAATGTAGAAATTTGCCATTTTAAAAATATCGGCTGTAGTTTTCCCAGAACGCGGAGTCCCTTCGTTAACTTCTAACGTTATGTTTTTAGTTTGTTCCCGTATCGTCTCTTGTTGTTTTAGACTGAACGCCAATTGAACCACTGCCATCACCACCATTCGCAACATCAATCAATGCGTTTAATAATGATGTATCTTTTTCAGCGCCTTTAATAAGAGCTGTGTGGGCCTGTATATTATCTGTTGATGCAATAATTTGATTAAGCTTAGCCTTGCGTTCATCTTGCTCATCTGCATTTAATTTATTAATCTGTGCATCAAGAAGAGCTACACGCCTATCCTGCAAGTCTTTTGTTTCTTTATAGCCCGATCTATCGAATAAGTCTTGAAGTATTTGCGCTCTTAAAGATAGTATTTCTTTCCAATCTTTGTGCCACAATAAATCCCGCTTTGATGTACTGTTCTCTTCATAAATTTCACTTACACTATCCTCAAGCTCTTCTAGTTGAATTTTTAGTTCGTCATATTCTTCCAATAACTCTTTTTTTAATTTTCCTTCATCGGCTTTCCTTCCATCCATTTTTTTAATTTTGGATTCAGTTCGCCTTATTTTCGCCTTTAAATTATTAATATCAGCTATCGCAGTTATTTTACGAGCATCGGTAATACTTAACTTGCGAGACGCTTCTTCATGCTTCGCTATTTTATCGTCAATCATTCTAACCTGTTTCCATAATTCAGCATATATTTTCGAAGCGTCATCCTGCATACGTTTTGAAAGTAGTTTCATTTCTTCATCTATAAGTCCAAGCACCTTAACATTCCTTAACAACCTAGAAGCTTGTTGCTCTGCTGTCTTAGTACTGTAACCTGCTGATATGGCAGCTTCTTTGCCGTTAAACCCATTCATTACATAGGTTTTAGCAAAGATTTTATATTTCTCTTCCGTTTTCACTACATATCACCACGCTCCCTTGATAATCAAATAGTTATTTTCTTTCTGTATCATGAATAGTACTAATAACAACACTAATAGCTTCTAAGTAGTCTTTCTTCGTCTGTTCAAACGATTTATCATTGAACTTAGCTGCCTGACTGATAAACATCTCAAAAGACTTCGCTAACGCATATGACATTTCGCTTTCACTTCCGCCGATTTGAATGTTGAACTCTGGTTTCCTGTCTTTCCTCTCTGTTATTCCAGCTTTTATAATGTCTCTCATGTAATTAACTCCTTCTTCGTTTTTCACTATATACTCGGCAAGGATTTGCACCTTGCATGAAACATACGTCGGCCAGTTGCCTATGTTGACCGATAGTCGGCTCTAAACAGTATGCTTCGACCAACGTCTACCTATTCCGCCACGAGTATTTTTTATAAATGAGAAGTGGAGTGCAGACTCAATATATGATTTATTTTTGTAATCATCTTCACTTCTCACTAATAGGTGGCAGGTGTGCGGCAAAAATTACTAAATTGCCATACAAAACAAACTTCCATCGATTTGTTGTTGTATTTTTTCTTCTCCTCGGGATAGGTATGAACGCACAGTACGAATACTTATCTCTAGTTCGTCGCTAATTTGAGATAAAGATAAATTTTTTTCATGTTTTAATAAAAAAACTTTTTTCTCTTGTTCTGACATTGTAGACATAGCGTCTTCCATTCGAATTTTGTCCCATTCGGAAATCTTCGGTTCATTATCTTCAAACTTATACGCGTTCCCATGCTCATATACGAACCACTGGCGCATTTTTTCAATATCTGTAACGCATATCTCTCTTTGCAAACCAGAGCGCCTGTGAATAGCCCTACGTGGTGCTGGTTCATGTCCTAATTCCATCCACTCAACCGAATACTCTAAACTGTCAATAATACTCTTTAATTTTGACATAGTAGTTTTTTCTGCCACTTCTTGAAAAGTTCTTTTTTGTCCCGCTTCTAATGGAGATCGTTTTTCAGCATCAATTTTTTTTTGCAGATTAGCTTTTACTTTTTGCACATCCTGTAAAGCTCCTCTGTACTCATTAATTAATTCTTGCATTCTCGTCACTCTCCCCAATGATTAATAAAAAAAGGACGTCACGACAGATTTAACTGTTCATAACGCCCTTCGATTTTTCCGACCAGACTATTTGTTATTTAGTTTAATTGTTTCCTTGTTCTCGGCAGTGGTAGGTTTGCCGTGGCTCCATCCGATGGTAGTTTGTCCGAAGCCGTTTTTTGGTGGTTTGATGTATGTTTCTTCTCCTTTAGAGATTATATAAACACCGTCTTCTTTTTTCATAAAGTCGCCCCCGTGTTTAGTTAATTAAAATATATTTCCCCAAATCCATAACACGCCTTTTATCAGTGCGCCTAATATAAACACACTAGCCAGAATCCAAAAAGCCCAAAAAGCAATGCTTATGACCGTTGCTCCGATTTTGTTAATCATATTCCACCTCCACAATCACTCGGCTTTCTTCGTCTTTATCGACTATGAAGTAATCAGAAAAGCCCTCGATATAGTTTAGGTTGTCATTCTCTATAAATCCCGCCTTCATCATGCCGTCGAAAATAAATTTTTTAGCAAAGGCAATGTTGTCGGGATCCTTTCGTTTATTTGGAATTATCCAAGTAAATTTTAATCTGCACGGTACAGGAAACTTTACACCATGTTGCATGGCTAACTTCACATAGCTAGAGCATATATATGTCATTTGTTTTTTCACTTTAGCAGCGGCTTGTCTGTGCCCTCTCTCTTTGTTTATATAAGTGTTTAAGTCTGTTAACGGGAGCGGGATAATAATTTTATTGCTAGTTGTGGTAGTCTTCAATAACTCTTGTTTCATAAATGACTTCTAACTCCTTGTCCGATAATTTGTTAAGATATTCAATTGTGTTGCTTGTATAATTAGCGATGACGTCTATTAGTTGCTCCCTCTCTTTAGCTGTCATGTTGCCACCTTCTGACCTATAGACAAGCCGTTTTTTCTTTTGAATTTTATTAGCGCGCTCCTGCTAATGCCCATATTCTCGGATATTTCCGTATCAGTAAGCTTTTTACTCAATTGTCTATATTCAGTGACTGTAAATATTGCGAGCATCTGTGTTGGTGTAGCTATACCTTTTTCTTTATCTCCTCTTGCTTCTAGTGTTTCTAGCTTTTTAATTAAATTTTTTCTATCTGCGAGAGTCTTGCTTTTTTCAATCTTTGTAATAACTTCCCATTGCTTCTCTCTTAATTCCTTTCTGTCCATTTCCATCGCTCCTCGTTATCAAATTAAATGCTCAAAATGGCAAATCATCCGGATTAATATCAATCGGCTTACCTTCACTTGCAAATGAATCGCTCTTCTGGCTCTTATCCGCTCTATATGATCTTGTTTTATTATTATTTGAATAATTAGCCTCGCTTTGATAATTATTCGATGTAGCGCCTTCTGCGTTGTTATTTTTAGGTTCTAAGAATTGAACTGATTCAGCAACTACTTCCGTAACGAAAACACGTTTACCATCGTTATCTTCGTAATTTCGAGTCTGTACGCGTCCATCAACGCCCGCCATGCTTCCTTTCTTCAAGAAATTAGCAACGTTTTCGGCTGGTTTACGCCAAACAACACAATTAATGAAATCTGCTTCTTGTTCTCCTTGTGCATTTTTAAATGGGCGATTTACTGCTAATGTAAAAGTCGCAACAGCCGCGCCCGCTGGAGTGTAACGTAAATCAGGGTCTTTTGTTAATCGTCCTACAAGTACTACACGATTCATCATTATTTGCTTTCCTCCTTCAACACATTCGCCATATTGTTGATTTCTTTTTGCGCGTTACCCCTAAACGGATGTACAACTTGTGGAAATTTTTGTGCAAAGAAATGTAACACTAAATTTCCGTTTTGAAACAATAATGTCTCTGTAATTTCCGCAACTTCTTTTCCGTTTAAAGTTTGACCAGTACCACGGCACTCGATATTTACATAGCCTTCGATTTCGCAAGCAGTGTTGACCGCTGCATATAAAACAGGCACTTCATGTTGATTTTTTATCGAAAGAACTGTGCTCTCCGCTGGCAGTGTAATTACTTGAGAGTCTTTTATTGCTAAAGGATATTTATAAATTTTTAATTTCATCTCATTTCCTCCTATACAATCCCTAAGACGACAAACCCGTCTTTTTGCTCATAATCTGTCATGTAAACTACTTCAACAACGGTGTAAAGACCTGTATCCATGTCATCCCATTCGCGTAGAATCAAAGTATCTCCTACCTGGAAGTCACGGTCATTTTTTCGAATTTCGAACGTTTTCCGTCCTTCCGTCACAGCTGCAAAAAATTCTGGTGCTATTTTTAATTCGTGCGTTTTAGTCATCGTCTTCCTCCCACTCGTCCCAGCTATAAGCTATTTTCTCCATAAACACGTCTGCATGTTGATAACCTACTTCCACCAGCCATTCTTTTGTTTCCTCAAAAGTCGAACATGCTGAACCGAGTTGTTCAATAGCCAAATTGAAATCTACTTCATAAACGGCTAGCCATTGTTCTAACGTTACAAGATTTATATCTAATGATCTTTGAGTGATTAATAAATCTTCTAACTCTTCTTTCGTCATGTCGTGATGCGTTGGAGCTTGTCTAAATACTCATATGCTTTTGTACCTTTTTCGATGCTGTAATAGTTCATCATTTACCTTCCCCCTCAAAATCTTTAATTTCCGGTCGCTCTCCGTGAGTTTCAACCATATATTTTTTCGCTTTTTCAACTTCTTTTCTAAATTTATCTAATCCATTTGCTTTAATTTTTTTCTGGATTAAAGGAATCACATTATCTTTATAATATTCGATTGCTTTATCGCGAGTATTTAAATCTAGAAAGTCTATGAGATTGTTTGGAATATTAAACAATGAAGCTCCACTGGACATTTCATTAACGTGCAAGAATACTTGGGTTAATGTCCCTTCCGGATAAATTGCAAAGTCTATACCATCTATCGTCACTTGCATTCCCACCTTCACAACCCAGCCGCTTTTCGTCGCAATCTGAAACACTTTATCTTTTTCAGATATTTTTATTGTGCTAGTCATTCTTCTTTTCAGCTCCTCTCTTTAGTTGTTGTGTTTGCTATTAAAAGCTGTGCACCTATTTAACAATTCGTCAGCTTCTTTATATAGTTTCTTACTGTAGTCAGAACGATGTTCGTTTAATTCGGTCACAGTGAAGTGAAAACCTGTTTTAATAAAATCCCCCGGTTTTACAGTTCTAAATAAGTGCCCTCCGCTTAAACATAGCAGAACTACTTCTTGACTCGTGCTGTATATCTGCACAACAACGCCATAGACTGGGATTATTCCTCCCTTGTCTTTTATCTCGTCTCCGATTCGCAAATCCCTCAAGGCTCTTTTGTTTTTATACCTATCAAAAATAAAGATTAAGATTAAAGTAAAGAGACTTGCTACAGCTAATATCCCTATAGATGCTAAAATACTCATTCCGGCACCCACCGTTCTTTATAGACATCATCTACTTTTTCTAATTGACCCGAATACACTAAAATGACTTTTATCCAATCAAGACTATTCCAAATTTCTTCTGGGTTATGCGTGGTGTCATGAGGGTGGATTCTTTCCATCAGTTCTTCTATTGCTTCGTAATAATCAAAACCTTTAAAAAATGGTCTGTCATCTTTAGGACTTGATAATAAATCACCATTTTTAGGGCTATAAATGTAATCAATACTTACTTCGCAACAACACCCTACTGTCCAAACGCTAGTCCCCTTATTGTCAAAGTTATCCGTCATCGAAACGACTGGTAAATCAGGGTTTTCGATAATTAAATTTGCTAATTTTTTCATTTCTTCTTTTTGTCGTTCGTTTACTTGATTCATTTCGCCACCTCTTTCGATCTTTTAATAATTTTTAAAATTAACACATGTACCAATCGTTTTAAACGCCTTGCCTGAAAGGAATAGGTTTGGTGTTGCTTGAACTTCATTCCGCCACCTCCATCAATTCCGGATTTTCGTATATGTTGCCGATAACTTCGATGTTATCAACATCTATCAATTGATATAGTCGTTTATTCTTGAAATCACTTACTGCCCACACGCAATCGATAAAATTAATTACACCAGCAATGTCACCAACCATTCTGTCAAAAAACTTACAATTGACTATATCCCCTTCAAAAATCTTCTTGCCATTTTTGTCTTTTAAGCCTGTGTATTGACCTATGGTTTTTAAGTCAATTTCAATTTCCGAAATAAACCCATGATAGTGGCTATCCATATCTAAATATCTAGAAATAATTTTATTTTCAAATATTCCTCCATATGCCCAACTGCCCACAATTTGTTCAAGGCTGTTTGGATGAATCGCTTTTCCTCTAAACTCAATCTCTCTCATGTTCGTGTTCCTCTCCTTTTACAATTAATTCAACTTGAACAATTTCGTAAAGTCTGTGTGACACTTGCCTGTCATTAAAAGCTGTATGCGCTATAAAATAAGATTCAAACAATAACGCTTGTTCGTTTGAAGTGCGCTGTCTAAATTTTGAATAGCGTTTATCAGTTCCGTATACGAACTTTTTAGTCCGCTTATGTCTTATTGCTTGCATCAAACCTTATCCTTTCTAATCAACTCTAATCACTCTTAATCCCTTCTTATCAGTCGTCCTCTTTTGATACGTAGGCGTAGCATAAAACAAAATCGTTTCACGCTTCACTTTCTTAAACTCCGCTAGTTCTTCTACTGTGCCGATTATTAGTAGTTCGTCTGCTTTATAAAGTGCGTATTCTGTCACGTCTTCGCCTCATTCCTAGCCGCTAATTTCGCTTTGATTTCAGCGACTTTCTTTTCTAAGTCTTCGCTTGATTCTGTTGTTGAAGCTTCTTGTTTTGTTTGTTTCTGGTCTTTGTCGAACCAATCCGGCAAGACTTCTTGTTTTACTGGCTTGTTGTAAGCGGGCTTGTTAATTGAAGCTGGCGATAGATCATATTCATCGTTCCAACGTCTTTGATTAAACCAAGTTCCACCCTGCGCAATATACTTAGGCTCTGTGTTTTTTGCTGCGATATGTTTTTTATACGCCACAATCCCATCTTGAATCTCTTTGTTTGTTACGCCTTCCTTAATTGCTTTTTGATACGCTTTAAAGGCATCGTCTTTTCGTTCCTTACGAGGAAATAAATTCCAAATCTTTGAAAAGTCCTCTTTTAAGTCTGTTGTATTTGTTTTATTATTCTTTTCTTTACTTTCCTTTACTTTCCTTTTCTTGCTATCATTTTCTATGGCATTTGCTATAGGGTGGCTATAACTAGGCTTTGGCTCGGCTACCTCTTCGTTACTGCCCCAACGCTTTTTCGCTCCTCTTTTTCCGGCTTCTGAAAGCTTGCTACTTTTCTTGTCTTTGAGTTCCATTCGCTTTTTAAATCCTTTGGAGTAAAAACACTCACCATTATCAGTGAAGGTAAATAACCCAAAATCTTCCACGATGGATTTTAACTTGCCAGTATCCACACGAAGGTCAAAGGCTAACATATTGTAATCTTTGACACTCATATATTCCGGTTCTTCTCTAAGACGTTCTAAGAGCATAAAATAGATTCCGTAGCCTTCTGCACCATATCTCATTCGCACTGGCAACAACCTATCGCTGTTTCTCGCATTGCTATCGTGCGAGAAGTAATTATTCATAACATCAGCACCCTTTAATCATTTTTTTAATAAGTCTTCTAAATTGATAGCATCTTTTAATTGTTTAGTTGCTCGGCAATACTCACATTCTTCACATCTTATTGCATCAAGTTCTTTATTTTTAACTGCGATAACTCGTGGCATTTTTTCTTCCAAAAAACTATATTCACTATCTAACCAGTTTTGATGGAATTGTATTACCGCTTTATCTGGCGGATTTTGTTTTGTGACCGCTACAATATAAGGTTTATAGTCTCCTTCAAATTGACATTCCACCATAGCTTTATAAACAGCCATTTGAAGCACATAATCATATGCTTGGATAAATGATACCCAACCGTTGTATTTGACCGACCAAAAGCGTTTCTGTAGCTCCTGTGTGGTCTTTAAATCACCTATACGTTTTTTATCATGGTTAAGTACATCTAATTTTGCTTTCCAAGTTGTTCCGAATAAATTTGCAGTAACAATAGCTTCTTTTTCTCCATCCATTACAATCATCGAAAGCGGGTCTTTTTTAATTGTTTCAATCATTAAATCCGCTTGTTCAAACTCTGCCCGTTTCCCTGTTCCTCTTGCTTTATAAATCTTCTTTTCATTCTCAGAAATAAAGTCGTTAAAAGCTTGTTCTGACTCAAATGCCGCATGCGTATAAGAGCCAACTAAAAGCGCTGTAGATTCGTTGCGTGACCATTCTTTATGAAGTTCTGCCATTGTCCGTGCTTCGCAATCCATAAAAGATTTGAATTGCGAAACGGACATGTAATCTAAATTAGCTGCTTGACTATAATAGTTTTCCTTGGTCAGTTTCAACGGCTTGTTCTTTGTCATCTGTTTTCACCTCTTCTTTTTCTGGTTCCAATTCTTTTGCAAGTTCAGATTTCGAAGAGTCCGTTTTTGTTGGTAAATCCTTATCGAACCAATCTTCTATTTTTGACATACCGTCCTTTATCGAATTAATTATGTTTTTAGTCTGTACTAAGTCATATTCAGTAAATGAGTCAGTTTTATACCCAAAACGTTTCTCAACTTGGCTTTGAGTAACACCGAACTGTTCTTTTAAATAAGTCAACATAGCCCCAACGCGATCTTTAAGCGGTTTTTCTCCGCCACCATTTCTCAATGTTTCATTGCATTGTTGCATTGCGGCTTCTACTATATCTCCGGGAATAACGCTCAATAAGCAAGCTCTCAATCGGCGCGACCCCATATTAGCTACAAGCTCATATATATCTCGTTCGTCAGTAACCATCTGCGTTCCTTTTTTAGTTGTTCGTTTGTGTGGCACGGTGAATATTTTTTCTGTTCTAGTGTTTGTTTCAGCATCCCATGCGTAAGCCATTGCTGTAGACTCGTGGTCGTTTCTTTCTAATTCCTTAACACCAAAGCTAATATTTCCCCAATTCTGCGCTAACACTTCTGCTAATCGAATTGATGGACCAATTACTTTTTGACCACCTCGCGGATATTGATAGATTGCAGTTTCCGCTAATCTAAGTCGTTTACATGCTTCTAAAATTCGAATTTCTGCTTGATATTGATTTCGGGGGAAATTTTGCGCCATAAAAATTTGCCCTTTTACTTCCTCCATTTCACGACTCGCCGTCGCATGAGCCATAACTCCGTTGCCTTGCTGTTTGGATAATTCCATTCCTAATTCATTCATACGTTAACCACTCCTTCTGCTCCAACTAACAATTGGTATATCTTAATTAAATCGTCGAATTCTTTACTTCCTTCTTTATTACTTTGATAGAAGCGAAGATAATTAAATAATTCGGTTGCCGCTTCACTTTCGCTAAAATCAAACACTTTTACTTTGATATTTGAAAAGGTTGTTAAAAACCACATATATGTTCCCTCCATTGATTTTTTAATAGATTCGAGGTATAATTCTGTTAAGGTAATATCTCAAATCCCTTAAGCACGCACTGCTATGCGTGCTTTTTTAATGTCTAAAATCATCGTCCCAAAGATCATCAACTACAAGTGGATTCTCAACCACGTTTATCACTTCCTCTCAGCCAATAACCAGCGATTACTGACATAAACGACACGAAAACCATTACCATAAATACATCCATCAGCGCGTGACCTCCTCATAACCCTTTAGTTTCAGCTCTTCTATATAGTCCGCCATTTTCTCATAACCTGTTTCAATTAAAGCTATTCTCTGTCTGAATGCTGGATTAGCAATCATTTTCGTCCTGCTATTTGTATGAATTTCGCTATCACCGAAGTTTGTTGTCTTTCTGAAAACTCTTTCTGTCATTGTTGTAGCCCTCCTATACTAAAATCAGAATTAAAATCAAATTACATAAGTTTATTAACGCTAACGCCGCTGCTATTATTACTAAGATGCTGAATAACACTTTCAAGCTCTTACCGCCTGACTAGCTGTCCCGCCATTTCTTACCCATGCCTCTATTTGGTCTTCTACAAAAAATAGATTAGAACCAATTTTTGTATATGGGATTTCGTCTTGTTTAACCATTTTGTAGAGCTTAGAACGACTAATTTCAATACCTTGTTGCTTCATTTTTTTTAATAACTCCGGCGCTGTTATTGCATTAAACGTCATTTTTAACAACTCCTAACTTTTTATAATATTGATCACGTTTACTTAAAACTTGCTGTAAATCTATATTGAATGTTCTTGCTATACTTGTATTTAGAGTTAAAGCTGTTGCAATCACATCCGTTATTTCTGAAATAGCTTGTTTCGCGGCTTCTCGTTGTAGCATGTCACCTTTTCTTAAATTGAATGTCATTGTCTCTAAGCCGTTTTTCAGCGTGTTTATTGCTTCTTCAACTTCTAGTTCAAAGCGGTTAGTTAAAGAAGCGTGATGGTTGTCTAAGCCGTCGAACAATGGCGGTATCATTCCGTTACTAAATTCATGTGCGAATAAATAGGTACTTTCTGGTTCGTTGTAGCTATCAATTAAATGTTCTGCTTGTTCAAGTGAAACTGTTCGCTTTCCTCTTATCTGATTGCTTATTAGTGCTGGCGTTACAAAACTATCTATCGCTAGCTCTTTTTGCGTGCGAGTTTCTGCTAAAACTTGCATCGCGGCTGTTGCTGATGTTGATTTTTGAAACATAATATCTCAATCCTTTTTTTGTTATTTTTTCAGCGACTAATTAACAACTTATTGTTATATACTGTTGTTAGTCGCTCCCCGTGACTATTAGTTGTCTGTATGAGCGTTGTTGTGGTAGGCGACGCTTAACTTATAACTTGATCGTGTTCTTCTAATAGTTTGTTTAATAGATATACTTGTCCTTTACCAGTTATCCTTGGTGTATAGGTCGTTATCATTAACCCATTTCTATCTGTATGAATATGTGTTTTTTGTTCAAACAATCCTAAATTCATTGCCTTTTGAGACGGTTTATTGTAATAAGCACCTTTATTTAACAAATAGCCGCTACCTCTCAACCATTCGAAAAGTCTGTTTTGCCCTATATCTAATCCTTTTTGTTTAAGAATAGTAGCTAAATCTTTTACTAAGATTGTGTTCTCACTCGTTTGTACAGCTTCCGCAAAAACTACTTTCGGCTTTTGTTCCTCAAGTTGCTTTAAAGCCTCTCGCTTCTCTTGTTGTTCCTCAATCCATTTTTTAGCTCTAGCGACTGGATCTTCTATCATGTATGAAAACGTTGGATATTCAGTTGCTAATTTCCTCGCTTGTTTTTCTACTTCAATGAAGTATTTTCGGATTGCTCGACCCATTTCGTTGTTTTGCACCATTGCTAATTCTTTAGCAGTGTCTAAAGTTAGTAAGTATTCTGTTCTAGGTCTGCCAAATGTACTTTCTCCCAAAATTGGGAAATAGTCTTCATCCTTTGAAAATCCGTAATTACTAAACTTATCGGTAATCCAAGTAGTAAATTTTTTACCAACTTGCAAGCTTTGATGTAGTTCGCGTGCATTTACGAATTTCTCGCCTTTTTCATTTTCTAAAACTGGCAACATATCATTTGCAATTACTTGTAAATTTGACATTTTGTTCTCCTTTCTGTTCGCCCTTTCACAGTGCTATAGTTTTTGTGAAGGGAGGTGGGTAAAATGGGAGTTAAAATTAAATTTGATTCAAAAAAATTAGAGAGACAAATTAAAGAACAAAGCCTAAAAATCGCAAAGCAAGATATTATTAAAAATGGAACGGAAGGGAGCTGTCCCGAATGTTCGCATGTATTTACAGTTAAACCTGGAGTAAACACATGTCCCGATTGCGGGAATGAATTTACTGTAAAAATCAAGTAAATCACTTCACCTTAATTTCTAACGAGTTTATAGTGCTAGCCAAGTCTTCCACCAAAGATTTGGCTTCACTTAATCTCTTTTCTAACAAAGTGGCGTTTTCTATGGAATCCTCTACTCCATTCAGCTCTACTTTCATTTCGATAATTTTTAGCTCTTGATCTTTTTCAAGTAAATTTAAAATATTTTTTATAACGCTGTTTTTAACGAACGAGCCGTTCTCTGTTGCATTACCATTTTCTAAAATTGTTTCTAGTTTAATGATTGCTTGTTTGATGTTATTCATTTTTCTTCCTCCTATTTTCTTTTGCTCAAATCGCTCTTGGATTTATCCGATAATCTACTAACTAATGAATTAATTTCTGAATAAAGTTCCGGCAAAATACTTAAATCACTAAAATCTTCTCCAGTTATACTTAATTCAATGGTGAGTACTGACTCTTTTCTATTTCTCTTGGTTAGTAAAGAGTTTGTAAATGATATTTTCCTCATTCTCTAGCCTCCTGCTTCAGTTACTCTCCAATCTGCTATGATGAATTTGATTGGAGGTGATTCAATGAGTAAATCTAAAAATTGTAAGCCAACACGCAAAGTAAGTAATGCTGGAAAAACTCTATCAACAAGTAAATCTTCAAGCCAAAAGTCAAATGCTGCAAAAACGCTAGTCAATCACAAGAATGCAAAGCATTGATTAGTTCTTCGTTGTCAGTGAGTATTTGATGTATTGCCACTGATAACTTGCACAACTGTGTATCATGTTCGAGACCTAACTCATAAATGTCATTAATAGCTTCTAAGACTTCATGGATTATGGTCTCGACTCTTTGTTGACCTGTTAAACCTGTTGCTATATTAATCGATTGCTCAAATGGTGAATATTCTCCTATACGGGATTCGTTAGGAATAAGATTTGGGCTCTCAAAGATTGAAACAGTGTATCCAGCAATCTTGATTTTTTTAGCATTCATTTTCTAGCCTCCTATATTAATTTGTGATTAACTCATTCGCTTTGCGCTCCCAGTAACGATTAATAGCCGCTTCTCGTTTTTCTGGGTTTTCCTCACGCCATTTCTTGCTGTACTCTCTTACGTGTTCTCTGTTCTTATCTCTCCACTGTTGTTGGTATACTCTCCGTGCTTCCTTTGCTTTTTCGCTTAACATGGTTTAGCCTCCTATTTTGGTTAGTTTATCTTCTTCCAGTAAATCATCTGTTGTTACTCCTAAGGCGTCTGCTAGTTTCTTAGCTTTTTCTACATTTGGTAGGTACTTATCAGTCTCAAGGTCACTCAATGTAGAGGCTGGTATACCAGATTCTTCTGATAACATTTGAAGACTCCAATTTTTCCTTGTTCGAAACCTCTTAATATTTTTTCCGATTTTCATAAACTCACCTCTCGTCATTACGATATTTCGTAACATACTTTAATATTATACGAAAATTCGTAAGTTGTCAACGAATTTTCGTAATAATGTTTATTTATTTGATTTACACTATTAATAACGGTATTCCGTAAAGGAGGTATATTAATATGAATAATGTAAACCTTATTTCAGATAGAATAATTTTTTTCATCAACCAGCAAAACTTAACTATTAATAGATTAGCCACTCTTGCTGACATACCGGGCGCTACACTCAATGATTTGGTTAATAAAAAAGGAAAAACCGTTAAGCTAGATACTCTCACAAGCATTTGCCCTATTCTTGGTATTTCCGTCACTGAGTTTCTCGACTTCCCTCCATATAACGAGGTGGAGAAGTGAAGGGAGGTGATATTATGAAAACAACAATTGCTAGTTTAAAATGCGTACAATGTGAAAATAGTTTTCCATTTAACCTGAATGAAAAGCCTTCTCATATTACTTGTCCGTTCTGTCAAACGGAGGTAGCAAACGATATGATTGAGCAGATATATGATGCCGCCAATACTGTCGGCGAAGTTAATAAAAATTTCAGAAGCTACGCAGACGAGTATTCCAACCCTGTTTTTGAATTGTCAGTTAAGGAAAAGGAAGTCGCTTTGCCAGTTGATAATAATTAGCTATATCTTTTAGCAACGAAGGCGGCAATCTATACGCCTCTTCTAATTCCTCGAGAGCATTCATTACATCTTCAAGTTTTTTTCTTCCGATTTGGGATGTAATGAATTGCTCTTTCTTTACGATAGCTTCTAGACGATTCTTCATTTTTCTAGCCTCCTATTTTGGTTAAATCTTCATTTTCGATACATTTTGTATCATTTGTAATCAAAAAAATATCAGGGAAAATTATTTCCATTTTAGTATTTAAGATTTTGGAAATTCTCACAGCAGTATTAATGCTCGGATCTCGCTCTCCATTTTCTATTTTCCTAATAGAAATCTCAGCTAACCCTACTTTTTCCGCCAATTCTTTTTGAGTTAAACCGTTTTTGTTTCTTATTAATTTAAATGAAGTTCTCATCATCATCACCTCTTTTCGATACAAATTGTATCTGATACATATAATATACACGATACAAAATGTATCGTCAAGTTTTTTTGATACATTTTGTATATTTTAGTTATTACGATACTTTTAGTATCTTTATCATGGTATTATAATTTTAAAGGAGGTGCGCTAAAAATGTTTGGTGACAAACTAAAGATGCTGAGAAGTAAGACTAATAAAACTCAAGAGGATATAGCGAATATTTTAGGAGTATCTAGGGCTGCATATTCTCATATAGAGAACGGTCGTAATGAGCCTGACATGGAAACAATTGTTAAATTAGCTAATTATTTTGAAGTTTCCACGGATTACTTACTGGGCAGAGATGAAATAGACAACAGCGACCTGCTTGCTGCTCATATTGACGATGACTTAACAGAAGATGAAAGAATAGAAATAGAAAAATACCTCAAGTTTATACGTTCGCAAAAAGAGGAATAGCCTAAATACAATTTTTTAGGAGGCTCATAGATGAATAAAACAAGTTCTGAACTAAAACAAGAATTTCCGGAATTGAATTTCATTATTGACAACAGCTTGCCGACGAAATTATTTGGCTTTATACAAAATAAAGTTGTCCATCTGCATCCATCGTTAACAGAAAGTGAGCTTAGATGTACTATTATAGAAGAGGCAATGCATTGGAAATACACCGTTGGAGATATAACAAATTTTAATAACATCGATAATATTAAACAAGAAAAATTCGCTCGTCGTAAATCTCATGAATGCTTAGTAAATTTACAAACACTTGCTTTATGCTACGATCTTGGCTACAGAACATATTATGAAGCTGCTACTTTTTTAAATGTTACTGAAAAATTTTTGATTGAAGTAGTAGAGAATTACAGAGAAAAATATGGACTAATGTATAATAATGGTAGTTATATTATACATTTTGGCTCTACCATTCAAGTTTTCCAGGAGGATAATTCTTTTTATCCTTATGATTATGGGTGCTAATAAATTTTGACGAGGTGAACATATGTATTGCCCTAAATGCGGACATGCACTAGACAATCACGAAAATCAATGTCCTAACTGTCTAACACCAATCATTTATCAAAGCAACAACAACGGAAAAGCGCAAAAAGTCGGCGCTTTTATGGAAGAATCCGGTAAATTAATGTCAGGATGTGGTTGTTTAATGACATTGTTGATAACTATTCCTGTCATAGTAATTTTAATAATTATGTTTTTATAAAAAGGAGATGCGGGATGAGCAAGTATAGACACTTGTTAAAAAAATGGTGGTTTTGGTTAATTTTTTTAGTAGTTATCATTGGCGTTGTTTCTTTATTTTGGTATACACAAGTTTATACTTCTGAATGGGGAAAAGGGTTATCAAAAGAAGACAAAGAGGTATTGGAAAAGGCAAATAAATCAACAAACGAATTTAATAAATTTGCAAAAGAAGCTAACTCGGGCATCAAATCGTTTAATAACGATGTAACAATTGATCCGCAAATAGTAATTAATCCTTTTACTAAAATGGGAGATAATATTACCGAAAGATCAGACGAATTTATTAAAGATTACGATGAATATTCTATCTCAATCCAAAATATCTTAAAAGATAATTATAATAATATAAAAAAACTTAGAGATGACGTTGTTGCACAACAGGAAGAAATTAAAAGTATTTACTCAAATGCTCATAATTATAACAGAGAATTATCCGCAGTTGAATCTAAAATAGTAGAAAACATATATCAAGAAATGAATAAAGAACAAAAAGAAAGCCTAGGATTAAAAAATCATGAATTTAAAAAAAATGCTGAGTTAAGTGATAAAGCCATAAAATTAATGCCTAGTATTAATTAAAAGATAACTCCGCACCTTTTTTATTCAAAATATGAAAAATTAATTAACGGGGAGAATGAATATGAAAAAAGGAATAGTTTTATGTTTTATATTATTGCTTAGCTTAGTACTATATGCGTGCGGAGAACCAGAACTAGATATTAGTGATAGTACTGGAAAAGGATATTATTTAAACCAAAAAGGAAAAACCTCTGATAATGCAAAAATAACATTAAAGGATGAAAACGGGGACTCAAAAAAAATCGAGACAGATAATAATAGTTTTACTATGCTTTTTCCTAGACTTAATTCGAAAGCAACTTATACCGTATTAGCTGAAAAGGACGAAAAAACCTCGGAGACCGAAATTGTTGTTCCAAAACAAAAAAAACTTGTTTCCTATGAAGATTTACAAGGACAGTTTAACTATATTTTTGAAACAGAAGATGATTTATCTATCTCTCTTCCTGAATCAGTAACTAGTGACGCTGAAGTAACTAATGGATTTAAAATAATGTCTGATGGTAATAACGTGATGTCGTTACTATTAACATATAGCTCTAACGATAAAATAGGTATTACAGATTATAATGATTTTACTTATTCAATTGCAGCTATTATGATGTCCCTAGATTCAGAAAACGGTTTAGATAAGGTACTTAATGCTCTCAATAACAGCATGGATGATCAAAAAGATACAAAAGTTTCTGTTAATGAGATTACATATCAATTTTCAACAATCAATACTAGTACAACAAATTTAACCACTTTAGAAATATATCCAAATTAGAGAGCCTCCGGGCTTTTCTTTTTATCGAAAAAAGAACGTATGTGCGAAAGGAGATAACATGGCTAGTTATGTGTCTTTAGGAAATAATAAATACGAGTTGCGAGTTTCGAAAGGTTATGATGCTCGGGGAAAACAAATCCGTAAAACAAAAAACGTAACAGCTAAAACAGTAAAAGCGTTAAAACTAGAACTTTCTAATTTTGAAGCTTATGTCTATTCAAGCGATTACACAGAAATAAAAGATATGCGATTTATTGACTTTGTGGAGAAATGGCGCATAAATTACGCAAAAAGAGAGCTAAAAGGAAATACTATTGATAAGTATAATCTCTTTCTCGACAACTGGATTATACCTTATTTTGAGAGGAAAAAAATAAGTAAAATTACAACTATGCAGTTACTCGACTACTTTCATGAAGTTCAAAAAAAAGGAGTTAGTCCAAGCGCTTTAGAGGGGCATCACCGTGTTATTAGAAGTTTATTTAAATATGCTACTTTGTGGGGAATTACTGAAACAGACGTATCTTTATCAGTGAAAAAACCTACCTATAAAGTACCAGAAAAAAATATTTATAATAGACGAGAAATAGAAGTGTTAATAGATCGCATTAAGATATTACAAAAATATCAACAAGTAATGATTAAATTAGCACTCTATTGCGGTCTTAGACGTGGCGAAGTCATCGGTTTAACAACTAAAGATATGAATTACAATAAAAATACAATTAACGTTTATAGAGCGGTTATAAAGAGCGCTAGCGAAGGTATAAAGCTAGATGAAACTAAAAATAAGCGAAAAAGAATTGTCCCCGCTCCCACTGGACTGATGGAAGAAATTAAAGAACTTGCAAAAGAAAAGCAAAAAAACAAAGATAAGTTAGGTTTGTTGTGGAAAGGAACAAAAGATTTAGATGGGAAAACCGTTATATTAATTTTTAGTCATGACGACGGTACCCCTTTTACCCCTGCTTCTGTCACTAGAATGTTTAATCGATTCTTAGAGAAAGAAGAAAATAACGATCTTACTAAAATATCATTTCATGATTTGCGTCATTCTGCTGCAAGTTTTCTTCTCGAACAAGGTATTAATGTAAAAGTCATTCAAAACATTTTAGGACATTCCGATATTAAAGTTACATTAAATACGTATGCACATATCACCGAAGATGGTTACTCAGAAGCAGCAAAAACTTTTGATAATTTCTATAAATCTAGTAAATAAGGTGTCGAATAAGGTGTTTTACTATTTTTAAGCAAATAAAAAAAGCTTCGCATATTAGCGAAACACCTACAGCACCAACGTTTTATATTAAGCCACTTGTCGGATTTGAACCGACGACCCCTTCCTTACCACGGAAGTGCTCTACCAACTGAGCTAAAGCGGCAGCAAAGCCTTTCAAATAAAAAAATGGCTCCACAGGCAGGA